TCACGAGCCGCCCCCGGTCAGGCCCGTGACGACGGTTTCCGAGGTCACCCGGAGCAGATCGAGATAGGTCGGCACCGGCCCGTCCGCCTCGCTCAGGCTGTCGACGTAGAGGACGCCGCCGAACCGCGCGCCGGTCTCGCGCGCGACCTGTTCGGCGGGCTTGGCCGAGACGGTGCTTTCGCAGAACACCGCAGGGATCTGGTGCTCGCGCACCCCGTCGATCACCGCGCGCACCTGCTGGGGGGTCCCGGTCTGGTCGGCATTGATCGGCCAGAGATACAGTTCCTGCAGGCCGAAGTCCCGCGCCAGATAGCTGAACGCCCCCTCGCAGGTCACAAGCCAGCGCTGCGCCTCGGGGATGGTGGCGATCCGGGCCTTCAGGGGGTCGATCGTGGCGCGGATCTGCGCCTTGTAGGCCTCGGCATTGGCCATGTAGGTCGCGGCATTGTCCGGGTCGTAGGCGGAGAAGGCGGCGGCGATGTTGTCCACATAGACCACCGCGCTGTCGAGCCCCATCCAGGCATGGGGGTTCGGCTTGCCCGCGTAGGCACCGGCGCTGATCGGGATCGGGGTCACGCCCTCGCTCACCACCACCGAGGGCACATCCTTCAGGTTCGACAGGAACTGTTCGAACCAGCGTTCCAGGTTCAGTCCGTTCCACAGGATCAGGTCGGCATCCTGGGCGCGCAGGATGTCCCGCGGCGTCGGGGCGTAGTTGTGGATCTCGGCGCCGGGCTTGGTGATCGAGACCACCTCGGCCTGATCTCCGGCGACGTTCTGGGCCATGTCGGCCAGCACGGTGAAGGTGGTCACCGCCTTGAACGGCGCCTCGGCCGCGGACGGGGAGGCAACGAGCGCGCCGGCCAGCGCGACAGAGAGTGCCGGCAACAGGGCCCGGAACCGGGGAGGGCGAAGGCATGGCACCGCAGGCATCCCTTTCCTGATCACGAAGGACTGCCGACGACTATAGGCACCGCCACGCATCTGACAATGAGATTGCGACTTATTCGCAATCAAAGACCAGACGCCCGCTGGGCGACGGCGGTCAAGCGCCCACTGATAGCGGCCACTGAAATTTGCACAGTTTTGCAAGGATAGTTGCGTCAGCGACGTTTCAAAACCTGGGGATTTCACCCCCCCTTGAACGGTACTTTCAAAGGGCGGTGAACGGGGGTTTCACAGGCCAATCGCGCTGCGGTGCTGCGCCAGGAACGTGGACTCGGTGTTGTATTGGACCCCGGCAATGGTCTGCCATCCGCCGCTGAACACGACCGACGCGTAGGGCGCGTTCGGCGATGCGGTGGTGTGGGCGACATAGTCGCGGTAGGCCCGCAGGAGCGTCGTCAGACCCAGCACATCGTAAAGGACGGCCAGCGCGACGCCCTCCTGCTGGTCCCGATAGAGGGCGGTCGGCGTCGGCGTCAGGCGGTTGTAGAGAAGCCGCCCTTCCAGCGAGTACTCGCCCGCGCCAGGTTGGTAGTACGCGGTCACGGCCGCGCCCGGGTCCATGATCATCTGGTCACCTGCCACGAAGCTGTGACCCGGGATGACCAGGTCCCGGGTCACCGTCCCCGAGATCGTCACGTTCTTCTGCGGCGAACCGGTAATGGTGGCGGGCGCACCGGTGCGCAGACCGCCGGCGATCTTCCGCGCGACCATACCCACCACCTCGAAATCGGAATGGTCGCCGGCATTGGTGCCGCTGTTCCGGGTGCACTCGACCGTGACGGTCTCCCCGGCGACGGCGCTGACGTTCCGGATCCGTGCGGTGAACGGCTTGGTCAGCGACGTGTGCGGCTCAAGGTCAGCCAGAACCTGCGGCGTGATCTGGATGAAGCTGCCAAACTGGTTGAACTGCGGCTTTCCCGCGACCGGCTCCAGGATCGTCGGCAGGTCGGACAGGCGCCCGGTCGCAGCCAGGTACAGGACCAGCGGCACCAGCTCGTACTGGCGCTGCCCACCGTTCGGCTCGAAGTCGTTCGACCCGGCCACGACCTGATCGATCACGAAGGACTCGATCTGCCGGCCGAGAGAGATCAGCCGCGTGAGCACATCGTCACGCTCGGTCGCGGCCCAGGCGTCGGTCAGGGCGCCAAGGGCGGCATAGCTGATCGTGCGCCCCAGGTTGCGGCCGTAGTTCCCGCCGCTGGCCGAAGGCGAGCCGAAATGGTGGTGGAAATAGTTGCCGTAGGTCCGCTGGTTCGGTTCCGGGTCGAAGGCCAGCAGCTGCGGCTGCGAGCCGATGCGCGCGATCACCTCGGCGGCGGGCGGAACCGCAACGCCGGTCGCGCTCAGGGTCGGCAGCGATGCCCGGAACGCGGCAACGTCGATCCTCTCGGGCGCCGGCGCCACCTTGCGCCCCGCCCATTTGATCAGCGGCGGCGCGAACAGGCGGCCGGTGCCGGCCGGGATCTCGGTCACGCGCACGATTGGCAGCAGCTCGGTCCAGAACCCGCTGTCGTGGTCGCCGGCATAGTCGGACTGGACGTTGGCGGCGATGATGGTGCTGCCGATATGCGACAGGGCCTGCGGCAGCGCCGGCGGTGCGGCATATCGGGCCGCCATGTCGCCTACGTTGCTCCAGCCCTGCGTGCCGCCGAACCGGGTATCGAGGGTGTAGGCTTGGCCGGAATGCGCCTGCACGAAGGCCCCGCCCACCACAAGAAGCGCGCCGTCGTCGGAGGGCACCACCTGCGCCGCACCGTAGATCTCCGCGGTGATCGTGCCGCCGGGAAGGCTGAAGGTCTGCAGCGCGGCCGAGGTGCCGCGCTTCCACGGATGCGCATTCGCAGCCGAAGGCGGGCCGGCGACCTCGTAGTTCGCGGGTGCCGCGCCAAGCCCGGCGACGGCGCCGGTCGGGGTATAGGCCTTCCAGCATCCCACCCCCTCGACCGTACCGACGAACTGGTCGGCGCCGGCCGAGTTGCTGGACAGGTAGGTGAGGTTCCGCGCGGTATCGAACTGGTTCGTGCCGGTTTCGAGCGTCAGGGTGTCGGACAGCGCCCCGTTGACCCAGACCTTGGCTACCAGCGCGGCCAGATCGACCGACAGGATCACCTCGGTTTCGACGCCGGCCGCCATGAACTGGGTCAGCCCCCGGTTCGCGGCACGGGTCGGCAGCACCGACACGTTGGCGCTGTCCTTGAGGATCAGACGCAGCTGGCCCGACGACAGGCGGTCCATGCCGATCCGCCCGGCGCTCAACCCGAACAGGGTCGCCGTGTTGGTCTGCGTGGTCTTGCCCTTGAACCGGAAGGTCAGCTGCCCGCTGTTCGCGCCCAGGGTCCCGGTCGCATAGAAGCTCGGGCCGGCGCTGGCGGTCGTGAACGGAACCGCACCCGGCAGCGGGTTCGACACGTCGGTGATCGCCGGCATCGGCTCCATCGCAACTCCGTCGACGCCGGCGATGCCCATCAGCGCGATGGGAAGATTCTTCCAGAGGCCGTCGAACTCGTCCGACAGGAAGGTAGCCGCGCTTGCGATGCCCGAGGCGCCGCCCCGGCCGTACTCGATCGACGACGAACGCGAGAACGTGCCGGAGGGCGGATAGACCACCACCACGTTGCCGCTCGCGAAGGTCCCGGGTTCGATCTTGACGTTGGTCGCCGGCGACCCGTCAACCCGAAACCCCGCGACCTCGGTCCGGTGCGGCATGGCCGAGCCATCCGCAATGCTGGGGTGACCGGTCACCTTGGTGGTCGGGATCGCAGGGTTGCCGCGCGCGCGCCGCGTGGTGGTGATCACCGGGGTCGATCCATCCGGGGCCTCGTACCACAGCTCGCAGCGCGACCCGTCCGGCCACCAATGGCTGCGGTTGAAGCGCGGAACCCAGTTGTTCGCGGCCGCCGTCGGCCCGATCCCGAGGGCGTAAAGCGTCGCGACGGCGGTGTGCTTGGCCCGCGCTGGGAGACCGTCCTGGCTGAAGTCCGACGGGTGGGTGTAGTCCTCCCACGAGACCCAGGTGGCGGGGTTCGCATTGTAGACCTTGCTGCCCGGGGTCGTGGACGGCCCGCCGTTCTGGTAGAGCAGGATCTCCGGTCCCTTGGGCCGCACGATCGGCGCCATGTCCGGATCGTCGATCATGTTCCGCAGCGACACGCGGGTGTCCTGCTTGTCGGTGAGCAGGGTCCCGGCGCCCGGATTGAAGTCCTCGAACCGGTGCGGACCGTGCTCGGCCCATTTCGTCACGGCCGGATCAAACAACGCCTCGGGCCGGTTCAGCCCGCTAAGGTCGAACAGGAAATGGTCGTACTTCACGCCACCGGCGCCCGACGCGCCACCCAGCGCCGTGGACCCGACGGCCACGACACGGTTGCCACCGATCCCGGCCAGCAGCGGATGGTCCGGTGCCTCCATGCCGGTGTAGAAGGGATAGAACTTCAGCCGGAAGTCGTCGCCGTTCTGGCTGTCCGCCGCAGCCCAGGTGTCCATCACCACGCCGACGTCGCCGCCCCAGGCCCGGATGATGTCCACCGCGCCCTTCAGGCTGGCCTGCCAGTTGCGGTCGGTATCCGCCCCGGGGCCGTGGTCGTTCGAGATCTCGACCCGGTTGGTGCCCGACCGGGCCGCGTCGATGAACAGTAACCGGTCGTTCGGCGCGTTGGCGACCAGGGTCGCCGCCAGATGGCTCATGGCCGTGGTGATGCCGCCGTTGACGATCCGCTGCGTCACCGCGGCGTCGGTCGCCTCCTTGATGCCGTAGGTCGCGAACTGCTCGAGCAGGTTCGCGGTGTTGCGGTTGGACATGAACCAGACCCGCCCGGCGGTCAGCGCAGCCGCCGTCTGGTAGGTGCGGTTGTCCAACGTGTCGTCGAACATCCGCGCGTCCTCGGACTGGCCGAGCAGCAGGGCGATGTGCCCCAGCACGATCATGTCCGCCCGGCGCGCCGGCGTCGCGGTCGACCCTGCCACGCGCACTTCGAGCTGCAGGTCGGCACTGTGCCGCTGGGCACCGACGAAGGCGCCGGACCAGGTCCCCAGCGCACCCGCGACGGCAATCGTCTGCCAGGGATGCACCTGCGCCAGGGTGTCGGCGCGAATGACCCGCGCCTCGATCTGGCTGCCGGCGGGCGCGGTGGTGGTGCCCGCGACCGGGATCGAGGCATAGTTGGCGCCGCGCGCCGCGCCGGTGTCGAAGAAGATCCGCGCCGCCGGCGCCGCGGTCAGCGTCACCGTGTGGGTGTTCGACGCGACCACCCAGGGCGTGGCGTTCACCGCAGGCGACTTGTTGACCGGCGTCTGGCCGTTCTCGAACCACAGCCGGATCGCCGAGGTCGCGCCGGCCGGGACGGTCACCGGATAGTCGGTGTCGGCCAGGAACCCGGCCAGCTGGACCGGCGCCCCGCCGGCCACGTCCACGAAGGCCCCGGTGATCGGTGCCCCGCCGTCGGGCGGCAGCGCGTTCCAGCGGATGGTCACCTGGGTGGTGTTGGTGGCGATCGGCGCCACCGTGATCTGGTTTGCCGCCAGCGCGGCCGGCGCGGCCAACGGCACCTGCGGCACCTGCGAAACGGTGCCCGACGCGCTGGCGGTCGCGTTCGGCGGGACCCCGTTGGTCCACTCGACGTCGACCTGCCACTGGTCGCCATCATTCAGGCGCAGCGCCTGGTCGACCGGCGCTGGCCTGCCGTTGACCGTCATCCGCGCCGCCGCCAGCTGCGGCGCCGGAACACCGGTTGCCGCGCCAACACCCACCGTCACGTCGTCCGACGGGCTCGGATGTGCGGGCGAGATCGACGGCAGCGACGTCACGATCGGGGCGACCGTGGCGACAGGCGCGATCGCTGCCACCGCCCCCGTGCCCGACACGATCGCGATCGACCCGGGCCAGCGGGCGCGAACCCACGTCTTGGATGCCCCGGCGTACTGCAGCGGGTCGCTCTCGGTTTCCAGGTCGTGGCCATTGTCGCCGGCGGCCGGCGCGGTGTCGCTGTAGGCGACCTCGATCGCGCCTTCGCAGCTGACGATCGAGGCGCCGGTGGCGATCTGGATCCAGCTGCCGGTCAGGGAAATGCGGCTCGTCATGCTCGGGGGGTCCTCATTCGGCTGGCCGTTCGAGGGACAGCTCGGTTGTCAGGGTGCGGGACAGCTCGTGGACGGCGCTGACCACGGTCCATGCGCCGGCGGTTTCGGGCCGCAGGTCGGCGAAGGTCACGCGGGCGCCGGCGAAGGCATCGGGGCGGAAGCCTGCGAGGCGCAGGGTCAGGGTCTGGGCGCCGCGCTTGCCCTCTGCCAGTGCGGCCTGGGCGGCGCGGCGGGCCTCGTCCTCGGTCGCGTGGACGTGGCGCAGCACGCGCTTCGGGTCGCCCTCGCCGACCACCACCTTGTTGACGGCGGCCGTGCCCAGCTCGGTCCAGGACGCCTCGACCGAGGCGTACTTGCCCCGGTCGGCGGCGCGCCACGTCCAGCTCTGGGTGTCGGCGGCGGTCAGCGCGACGGCGCCCAGGGCGGTGCCGTCGGCGGCAATGGCGGCGCCGCGGCGGGCGACCACCAACCGTCCGTCCGCGGGCTTGACGATGCCGGCGACCCGGCGGACCAGCCGGGTCAGCAGGTGCAGGTCGCTTTCGGCGGACTGCGCGACGTAGGGCACCGCGACCTGCGCCAGGTCCTCGGCGATCACCGGGTTCAGCCCGGCGGCGCCGGCGATCGTGCGGGCGATGTCGCCCAGCGTCGTCGCCTCCCAGGCGCGGGTGCGGGGGCTGCGGATCGGGCCGGACATGTCGGCCGCCGTCGCCGAAATCCGCAGCATCCGGGTCGGCCCCGACAGCTCGGTCTCGTCCACCTGCCAGCTGCCCATCGATGTCAGCGGAACCGGGCGCGGACCGCCCAGGATGCCCAGCCAGACCTGGACGCGGGACTGGTGCGGCGGCACGATCAGCTGCCCGTCGCGATCGTCCAGCGTGAGCGTCAGGGTGTCGGCCTCGATCCCTGCCTCGTCGGTGATCCTCAGGTCGATCAGCCGGGCGCTGACCGGGGCGGTCACGTCCTCGCCGCCGGCGACGATGCGGATCATGGGCTTCATCCGGCGCCCCACAGCCGGATCACCGGGCGCACCGCCGGGGCGGGCAGGTCGGGCAGGACGATGCGGGTGCGGGTCGGCAGCACAGGCCCCAGATCGGCCAGCCCGGGATTGGCCTCGAGCACGGCGACGATCACGTCGGCGCGGCCGTATTGCGCCCAGACGATCGCGTCCAGGACCTCGTCCTGCCCGGTCAGATACTCAGCCACGGCAGGTCCCCCCCGTAGCTGACAAGGCTCAAACGGAAGTCGATCCGGCGAGGCGCGCCATCGGCCAGGAAGGTGCCCTTCTTCTCTTCGATCGCGGCGATGCACCAGCGGTCCAGAACCCAGCCCAGACCGTCGACCAGGATCATCGGCTCGCCCAGGCCGGCGACGGCGCGCATCAGCTCGACCTGCCTGAGGCCGCCCTTGAAGTGGGGGTAAATGACCCCTTCAAGGCTGATCTCTTCGGGGCCTGCGCCCAGGTACTGCGCGGCGCTGCGGGCGCCGGCGCGGTCCAGCGTCGCCCACCGCCAGGCCGAGGTCCGGGTCAGCGTCTGGTAGGACGCGCGGTTGACCCCGAAGCGGAAGGTGCCCAAAGCCATCATGGTCAGCGAGGCGATCACAGGTGGTCCTCGGACTGATCGTAAAGCGGCGTGCCCTGCCGTGGCCGCGCCCCGCCGACCGCGCCGGCGGCCTGCCGTGCGGCTTCGTTGCCCAGCTGGCGTTCGTCCATTCCGGGTGCGGGGTTGATGGTCTGGTTGACGGTGACGTTGCCGCCGTTGACCTGCCCCGGGGTGATCGGCGCCCGAGGGCCGGCCACCGCCGCGGCCGGCGCGGCTGCCTCGCCCCCGCCGCCCAGCCAGGACGGCAGCTCGGGCAGCATCCCGGCCAGCCGGGCCTTGATGGCGGCGACCATCTGGTCGACCAGCGCAAGCGCGCCGTTCCACAGCGACTGGATCATCGCGACGCCGGCGTCGTAGAGGTCGATCCCCGACAGGGTTTCGTGGATCGTCGCCCCGACCTCGGCGAACTTCTGGCCGACATAGTCGACCAGACCGGCCATCGCCTCGGCGATCAGCGTGACCGGGTTGAACTCGCGGAAGACCGCGACGATGCCCTGCACCCAGCCGGCCTCGAACCCGGCGCGAACCTCGGCCCACTTGTCCGAGAACCAGGCGCCGATCTGGCCCCAGTTGTCGTAGATCACGAAGGCGGCCGCCGCGGCCGCCGCACCCAGTGCGACGAACGGAGCGCCGACCAATCCCCCGACCGCCGTGGCCACCAGACCGACGATCCTAAGAATTGATGCCAGGGGGCTCAGGAACGCGATCGACGCCAGCCGCAGCGCAATCATGCCGACCTTGGCACCGGCCAGCACGATCGCCAGCTGGGCGAGGCCGGTGGCGATCTCGGGATTGGCCTCGGCCCAGCCGGCCATGGCCTGCAGCACAGGGCCCGCCACCCGCGCCACCGCGCCGATCGCCGACCCGACCTGCAGCATCGCGGCGGCGGTGCGCTCGGCCCAAATCTGCAGAGTGCCGTTGTCGCGGGCCTGATCCAGCATGTCGAGCAGTTGCCCGAGCTGCCCCTTCAGCGCGTCGAACACGCCGGCGTCCATCACCGCCAGCGCGAAGCGGCTCCAATGGTCGCCGAGGTTGGCGATCATGTTGTTCCAGTTCCGGCTGCGCTCGGCCATCGCGCCGCCGTACTTGCCGTTCCAGATCGCCTGGATGGTCGAAGCGATCTGGGCGCGGTTGTTCTTGTCGACGGTCTGGGTCATCTGCTGCCCGAACCGGTCGGTGTAGCTGTAGATGATCTGGCTGCCCTCGACCGCGGCGGTGATCCCCAGCTCCTTCAGGCGCTCGTTCTCGCCCATCACCGCGTCGGCGATGGCCTCCACCGCCTGCATCACCGGCTTGTTCATGGCCGAGGCGGTGTCGCCCAGCGTCGCCAGCAGCCCGTTCGTCGGGTCGAGCCCGTAGGAGCGCATCTGGACGAAGGCTTCGGTGACCGACGCAAGATCGAACGGCGTCTTGGCGGCGAAGTCGCTGATCCAGCCCATCGACGCCTTGGCCGCTTCCGAGCTGCCCTCGACGGTGCGGAGGGTCGCCTCGAAATCCTCGAACTAGGCCGCCGTATCCACAAACAGCCGCTTGAACGCGAACCCCGCCCCGGCGGCCATGGCGCCCACAGCCAGCGCGGAACCGGCCAGCTGCTCGCGCTGGCGGGCGATCACGCCGTTCAGCGCCTCGCCGCCGGCGATCATGCCCCGCCCGGCGCCGTCCACCGCGCCCGCGACGTTGCGCATGGCCGCCAGCACCGCCCGCGAGGGGCCGGTGACGTGGTCGATCAGTCTGAGGATCAGGGCGACGTTGAGATCGGTCATGATGCCCGATCTCGCTGCGCGTCGACGCGCTCATGGGCGCGGTCGTGCCAGCGCGCCAGCTCGGGCAGCGACATGCGGCACATGTCGCCGTGGCCGAAGCCGAACACGATCGCCACGTCCGCCATCGCGTCCTCTACGTCGTCGGGGTATCGGGGCTGTCCGCCGCCCCGTTGAAAAAACCCACGACGGCCATGCCCAGCCGGGCGATGTCGGCCGGGCCCATCAGCGCCACGTCGGTTTCGGACAGGTACTGGTCGGCGATACGCGGGATCAGCCGGATCAGGGCCGAGACGTCCATCTGCATGACGTCGAGCAGCTTCAGGCCGCGCATCGCGCCGGCGTCCGGCTCGCGCAGCGTGACCGCCGTGATGGTGGCCTGGCCGCGGGTGATCGGGCGGGTGAGGGTGACGGTCACCATCTCAGAGCCCCATCGCCTTGCGGATCGAGGCCAGCTGGTCGACGCCGCCGATCTTCCGGACCGCGTTGACCACGTCGATCTCGACCAGTTCGGTGCCGTTCAGCTCGATCCGGTAATAGTCGGCGCTGCCCTTCAGCATCAGCGGGTTCGGGCTGCCCTGCTTCAGCTTGCCGGGTTCGACCGCGGTCCAGCGCGCGCCGATGGTGAAGACGTAGCTGTCGGCCTCGAAGCTGTCCTCGCCCACCGCGGCGGGGCGCAGGACCAGGCGGGCCTTCGTGCCGAAGCGGGTGACCAGCTCGGACCGGTGCTCGGCGAAGCTGATGTCGCAGGTCATCCGCTCCATGCCCATGTCGATGGCGATGGCCTGGTCCATGCCGGCGCCGCGATGGTCTTCGGTGACCAGCGTCAGGTTCGGCAGCGTCGCCTCGACGGCGAGGCCGAAGTAGCTCGTGCCGTCGAGGAAGGCGTTGAAGCTGCGGATCGTGCGGGGATACGCCATGTCGGTCTCCTCAGGTGGCAGAGGTGGCGGCGACCGACTGGACCAGGTCGGTGTAGTAGTCGCCGTTGCGGAAGGCGCGGAAGGTCAGCCGCTCCAGCGGCGCCGCGGGCTCGAAGTCGTAATCGCAGTAGAGCTGCCCGGCCTTCAGCGTGGTCTCGGTGTTGATCTCGGGGTCGATCCAGGCGCGGCCGCCCAGGATCGCGCCGCGGGACTTCATCGTCCGGAGGAAGTCGTTCACCCCGTCCAGGATGTCCTTCAGCAGCTGGGCCGAGAACGGGCGGTCGATCGCCCACAGGTGGGCGGCCTCGATGCTCTCCTCGATCAGGTCGGCGGTGCGGCGGACCGCGAAGAACGTCCACAGCTGGTCGCCGGTGGTGGACCGGTTGCCCCACAGCCGCCAGCCGTCGCGCTGGACGATCGTGCTGACCTCGTTCTCGTTCAGGATGTTCGCGCGGCAGGCCGGGTCGTTGTAGGCGAACGACACCCGGCGCGCGGTGCCGAGGATGCCCTCGATCAGCTCGTTCGAGGGGCTCTTCCACGGCCCGCCCGCCGCCTGGTCGGTCCGTGCCATCACGCCGGCGGCGTAGCCCGACGGCGGCGCGTCGATCTCGGTCGCGGTGGCGGTGTCGAACACCTTGACCCAGGGGTCGATCACCATCACCCGGTCGCTGCCGAAATTGGCCCGGAACTGGATCGCCGCGGCGTCGGTGGTGTTCGGCCCGTCGATCAGGGTCACGGCGCGCAGCCGGCCGGCCAGCGCCGACAGGGCGGTGGCGGCGGCGGCGTTCTGCGAGAACCCGGGCGCGATCAGGATGCCCGGGCGGACGCCGGTCGCGGCCCGCGCGTCCAGCAGCGCCTGCAGCCCGGTGTTGTTGCCCGACCCGTCGACGCCGCCGATCACGTTGACCAGCGTCGCCGCCGGGTTGGCGCCCTCGGCCACGCGGACCACCACGATCCGGGCGCCGACGCCCTGGCCGAAGATCGCCCCCACCGCCGCGGGCAGCGTGCCCGTGGTGCCCAGCCCCGCCGCCTCGGTCTGCGACCCGGCGATCAGCACGGGGGTGTTGACCGGGAAGGGTTCGGCCGCGCCGCCCGCCAGTGCCCGGGCGATCTGGGGCCGCACGACGCCGCCCCCGGCGTGGACGCCGGACAGCGCCGCGGTGACCAGCGCGCCGGCGCCGGCATGGGCGTTGATCGCGGCGACCAGCTGCGCGGCCGTGGTGGTGATCGCCTTGCTGGCGTCGGTCGCCAGCGCGACGCTGATCGCGCTGCCGGTCAGGCTGACCGTCAGGGCGCCGGTCGCCACGCCGGGATCGACCAGCGCGAGGGTGATCGCGTTGCCCGCTGGGCCGGCCGCGTCGGCCGTCACCGTCATCAGCGTCGCGGCGCTGAGCGTGCCCAGCGACAGCCGGGCCGCGGTCGCGCCGGCGGCGCCGGGCGCGGTGCCGACGATGCCGATGGTCGAGCTGTCGATGACGGCGATCGGGCGGATGCCGTAGGGCATCTCGATCGTTTCAATGCCGTGCAGAAAGGTCATTGCAGGTCTCCCGAAGGGGGGGTTTCAGCCAGCCGGCGGCCCACGCCGGCGACCAGCAGGGCGGCCCAGAAGGCCAGAACGAAGACAGCGGCGGGCAGGTCGGCGAGGACGGCGGTGGCCAGCAGCGCGGCGCCGGCGCCGACCGAGGCGGTGTCGGTCAGGCTGTCGGCCCAGTCGCGGCCGCGCTGGATCAGGCGCTCCCACAGGGCGAGGTAGACGGCCGCGACGATCGCCGCGCTGGCCCAGGCCGGCACGCCGGCGATCATCAGCGCCAGCGCTGCGGGCTGGCCCACCAGCGCGGCGTGGCCGGCCTGGTTGGTCAGCCAGCCGTACCAGTCGCGGGGCTGGGCGTCGGGGCGCAGCAGCTCGGCCAGGATGCGGCGGCTCACAGCTGCGCCCCCGCCTCGAACAGGGCATCGACGTCCTCGTCCAGCATCGCCGCGGCAGTCGCCAGCAGCGGCACGAACGGGTCGGCCCGGGCGATGGTCTGGAACCCGGCGAAGCGGATGCGCGCCATCGCCTGCTGGGTCGCGTCCGTGATCAGGTCCAGTGCCGCAAGGCCGATCGTCGGGATCTCGCCCCGGGCCACCAGGCCCTCGGCCTCGGCCGCGGTCATCAGGCCGGCCGATGCACAGACCAGCGCGAACTGCAGGCGGGTCAGGCTGGCCCGTGCCCGCCATGCCGCCAGCACCTCGGCCGCGTCGGGGGCCGCGGGCATCACCGCCTCGGGCTGGCCGCCCGGCCCGGTCTGGATCACCGCGCCGGCGGCCTGCGCCTCCAGCAGCGCGGCCCAGGCGGCGTCCGAGACCATCACCGCGTCCGCTGGCACATCGGCGCTGGCCGTGTCGTAGAAACCGCCCGTGGAGGGCGAATAGCGGCGCAGCTCGGGCACCGGCAGGAATGCGGCGGGCTGGCCATCGGGGCCGAGGCCGATCGCGCCACCTGCGGCCAGCGCTGCGCTCAGGGCGGCGTAGGTCGCTTCGTCGATCAGGATCGCGTCTGTCGGCAGCTGCTGCGGGACCGCCGCGATGCCGAGGGTGCCGCTGGAAGGGGAAAAGAAGTGCATGTCAGAACCCCACCGCCTGCCAGAAGAACGGGCAGGTCTTGTTGAAGGGCGTGGTGGACAGCGTGTCGCCCAGGAAGGTGATCTGCGTGAGCGAGGTGAAGGACACGAGCATCGCCGGGGCGGCGCCCAGCGTGCTCGAGGCGAACTCCCGCGCGTTCGCGGACCCGGACAGGATGCCGTTCGGCCAGGCCAGCGGCAGCGTCACGGCGACCGACGCGGTCGGCTGGCCGCTGGCGGGCAGCGTGCCGGTGCCCCATTGCAGGATCAGCCCCGTGGGCAGCCGCTGGTAGCCGTTCCCGGTCAGCGACGCGCCGAAGGCGAACGACCCGGCCTGGTGCACGGTGCCCGCGGTGGCGATCCACGTGCCGGCGCCGTTGGAAACCAGCGTCAGCGTGCCGCGCAGCCCGATCGTCACGGATGCGACGTTGGTGGGTCCAGCCCCACCGATGGTGTCGGTCCCGGCTGCAGCGATGGTCGAGGACGTGCCGGCGGTCGACACGAAGTGCAGCGTCGCCCCGGCCCCGACCGCGGTCGCATCCGGCAGCGTGATCGCCGAGTTTGCGACGATCACCTGCAGCCGGCCGATGTCGGCGGCGTCCAGCACCGTCGCGCCCGTGATCGAGCGCGTCGAGTTGAACGCCATCATGTTCCGCCGCAGCCACTGGGTCCGGTTCGCCAGCAGCAGGTGCGGGATGTTCGACTTGCCGTTGCCGGTCACGACGTTCGGCGGGCCGCCAATGACCGGGTCGGTGGTATCCAGCTGGTAGATGCCCGTGGGCCAGTCGATCCCCTCGGCCAGATTGGCCATCACGCCACTCCATGGTTGTAGAGGCCGTCGTGGCGGATCGACCCGTCATAGGTCGCCGGCGCGGCCGTGAAATCGAGCTGCTTCAGGTGGCAGCGCAGGGGGGCGATGTTCGCCAGCATCGAGCGGATGAATGCGGCCTGCGGATTGGTCACCGGCGTGTCGACGCGGACCCGGTACTCGGCCCAATGATCGGGCTGGGTGTGCTGGATCGACCCGTCGTGGGTGTAGGTGCCGTCGTAGAAGTGGCGGCCCCAGCCCTCGAACACCTCCGCCGCCGGCCACCCGGCCGCGGCCAGTGCGGCGAGGACGGCGCCGCGGGTGCCCTTGCGCCGGTGCACCTCGACGGCCGCCGCGACCACGGCGCGCTGGCGGTCCTCGCTCCACTGCGGGTCCCAGTCGTCGACCGAGAATGCCCAGGCCAGCCAGGGCAGCAGAGGCGCCGGGCAGGTTGCCGGGTCCCAGCTGTCGCGGATCGGCACCGGGACCTCGCCCAGGCGGGCGGTGGCGGCCTCGATCGCGACCTCGGCCGCGGTGGCGTTCGGGGGCAGCAGGCTGTCACTCACCGACGCCTCCATCGGTGAGGGTGATGGCGGTGCACCAGCTGGCCTGGTGATCGGCGATGACGATGTCGGCGACCGGGTTGACCAGCGCCACGCGCTGGACGCCGGGGCGGTGCAGCGCGGCGTAGATCCCGGACAGGGTCACGTCGCGGCCCAGCCGGTGCTGGTCGGCGGCATAGGCCTGCGCTGCGGCCTGCGCGGCGGCCAGGATCACGGCGCGGTCGGGCCCGGGATAGCAGGTCAGCGTCGCCGCGATGTGCCAGTTGACGATGGTGGCCGACTGGACGCCGACCGTGTCGCAGAGCGGCCGCACGTCGTCGGCCGACAGCGCGGCCTGCACCGCGGCGACCAGCGCGGGCGATGCCGCGCCGCTGCCGGTGCGGGACAGCACGGTCACCACGACGTCGCCAGGAAGCGGGCTGGTGGCCGAGGCGTCCAGCACGTCCGGGTCGGCGGACAGGGCGTGGTAGATGTAGGCGCCGATCGGGCCGGCGGTGCTGAAGCCCTCAAGGCTCAGCTGCACCCGGCGCCGGAAGTCGGCGTCGCTTTCGAACGTCGGCGCCACCGGCGGGATCGCCGCGGCATCGCCCGGGGTCAGCTGCAGCCGCTGCGCCGCGAACAGCGCGGCGAGGTGGTCGAGGTCCGACCCGACCGCCTTGGCGATCATCACGCCCCGGCAGGCGTCGTTGACGCGCTGGCGGATCAGCAGCTCGCGGTACGCGCAGACCTCGACCAGCTTGACGACGGGATCGCTCTCCAGCAGCGCGCTGAACGACGGCATCCGGGCGACCAGATCGGCCAGCATCGCCGTGCGGATCGTCTCGTAATCCAGCGGCTCGACGATCGACGGCGCCGGCAGCTGCGAGAGGTCGATGGCGGTGTATCCACCCGGCATCACAGCACCTCGGTCGTCAGCAGGACGGGGCCGTCGACGGTCTCGCCCTCCAGCACCAGCGTCAGGTGGCCCGAGACGGCATCGGCGATCGACACCCGGGTCAGGCGCAGGCGCGGCTCCCACCGGTCCAGGGCGGCGGCGGTGGCGGCGTAGACGTCGATCAGCGTCTCGCCGTTCAGCGGCCGGTCGATCAGGTCGGGCAGGTCCGAGCCATAGTCGCGGCGCATCACCCGCGACCCGAGCGGCGTCGACAGGATGTCGCCCACCGACTGGGTCAGGTGGCGGGTGCCGTCCAGGCTCAGGCCAGTCTCGCGCGACATGCCGATCATTCCGGCGCTCCCGTCTTGCCGGGACCGGGCAGGACGCCGCCGTGGACATGGGTCACCAGACTGATGCCCGAGGCGACGACGTCGGCGTCGCAGGTGATCGGGCCGGTGATCTCGATCTGGCCGACGATTTCCAGATCGGCCTCGATCCGGATCTTGGCGCCCTTGATCACCATCTCGCCGCCGCGCAGATCGATGGTCGGCCGGGTGATGTCCGACGACGGTTCGTTTCCGGCGTGGATCGACGTGAGGATCACGCCGCGGGCCAGATCGCCCGAGGGCGATGCCACGACCACCTGTTCGTCCAGGGTCGGCATCCACCAGACCTGCATGCCGCCGGCGCGCATGGCGCCGACACTCAGCGGCGGCGAGGTCAGATCGTCGCCGAATGCCACCCGCGCGGTGCCGTTCGGATAGACGTCGACCACCCGGCCCACCTTCAGCATGCCCTCGATCCGGCGATCGGCCTCGGCCGCGGCGAAGCTCACGGGTTGCCCTCCGCCGGGGTGTAGTCGCCCTGGTGCGACAGCCCGATCTCGGGCGCGCGGCTGTAGTAGAGGCTGATCGGCACCGACTGTTCGTCGGGCGCGAACAGCACCACCGGCTGCGACCAGGTCACGACGGACAGGTGCACGCCGAGTTCGCGGGTTTCCTTGGTGACCAGCACCCGCCAGTCCAGCTGCTCGGCCGCGCCGGCGTCGGACAGGCCCCAGACCTCCTCGGGGATCGTCGCCAGCAGGTGCTGGACGATCGCCAGCGCCGCCGCCTGTGCGGTCAGGTCGCCGGCGTTGCGGGTGACGACATAGGCCGCCATCGACAGGCTGTGGTGGCGCAGCTGCCAGTGCGCCCCGGGCTGGCCCTGACGGGCGCCCAGCGTGGCGACCAGGACGGCGGGCGCGGCGGCGCTGGTACGCTTCAGCTCGGCCACGTCCAGCGCGCCGTCCATGGCCCGGCAGGTGCGCAGCCCCGGCAGGTCGGCGGCGATGCGCGCGGCGACGATGCCGCCCAGCGAGGCGATCAGGTCGGGGGCGACGCTCATGCCAGCCCCCCGGCAAGGAAGTCCTCGGCCAGCTCGATCAGCTCGGCCCGGTCGGCGTCGCTGACGCCCAGGTACGGCCGCGCCGGCAGGCCCGGCTTGCCGACATCGGCGCCGCCGAACTGGTGGATCGCGGCGTAGACCAGGTTGGAGCCGACCTGCGCTTCCCGCGCCGTGGCAATGGCCTGGATGCTGTCCAGCAGGTGGCCCCGCGACACCAGCAGGGTCTGGCCCGGATGCCGGGTCTCGCCATAGGCCTCGGACCAGCCGGCCCAGCGGTCGCCGTCGGGGGCGGTCTTCTCCTCGCCGATCCGGCGACGGGTCGATCCCTCAAGCACGCTGCCGCCGGCCTCCATCAGGTCGGCCGCGGCGGCCGGGCGGCGGGCCAGATCGCGGGCCAGCAGGTCGATCACCGGGCCCAGCTCGGGCGCCTGGAGGGTGTAGGCGACGCCGGCCATCAGAGGTCCCTCGTCTGGTCGCGCGAGAACAGCCGCTCGGGGCCGGCGGCGACGATCACCCGCGGGCCATCCAGCGGCACCGGCGCATCCGGATCGGTGGACGGCGGCGGCGGCGGCAGCTTCATCTCGCCCTTCGCCAGGCGGGCGAGCGTCCGCAGCGCGTCGTCGTAGCGGGTGCGGTGTTCCTCGGTCCGCACATCGCCGGTCTGGGCAAGGCGGTAGAGCGCGATGTCGCAGGCAAGCTGCACCAGCAGCTGCGGCACCGGCGAGACCGGCGTGTCGTAGAGGACGCGCAGATAGGCATCCATCTCGCTCGAGGCGTCGTCCAGCGCGCGGGCGATCGCGGGATCCTCGGGCACGCCGTCGCCGTCGCGGTCGGCGACATACAGCGCGCTGGCGCCATACAGGTCCTCGATCTCGGTCCGCGTCGCGTAGGCCATGGATGGCACCCGAAAGGTTGCAGTTCAGGGTGACGGGGGCACACGCCCCCGCCCTGGGCCCCGGGGCCCTCTCTCGGGGCCCGAAGGGGCGCCCGCTCGGTATGCGAATTCAGGCCGGGCGGGGCATCGCGGGCCCCGCCCGGTGACGCTCACGCCTCTTCGGGGGCGCCGGCGTCGTCCTGCACCGCCCCAGCAGGCGGCACAGGTTCCGTGTCGCCCGGGACGGGCGCGGTGTCGGTGTCGGCCTGCGCGGCGGGGGCGGGACGCTTGAAGCCCTGCGTGACCATCTCGGCCCAGACCTCCTGCAGCACCGGCTTCAGCAGCTCGGACCCGGCCTCTGGGATCACCGCGCGGATCGCGCCCAGTTGGGGCGCGCCGCCCCGGGTGAACTCGTCCGCCGTCAGCCCCTCGATCGCCGTCCGGACCCGGGCGCGCAGCGCGGCCGCGGCTTCCTCGGGCGTCGGCGTCGGCGGCACATCGTCGGGCACCTCGGTCACGTCCAGCATCGGGTCAGACCGCAGCCGATCCCACTCCGCGGGCGTGAACTGGTCCTCGGCATAGACGGCGCCGTCCCGGGAATGCTCGACCCCGCAGCGCCAGAAGCTGGTCTTGCCCAGCCGCAGCGCGGTGAACGACAGTTTGATCCGCACGCCCATGTCAGTTCATCCAGGGCGTGACGAGGGTTTCGACCGCCTTGTAATGCGGGTTCGATGCGCCGGCGGCGTCGGTCATCGCATTGAACAGCCGGTCGGCCGCGGCGCGAAGGCCAGAGCCGCAGACCAGCAGCGTCGGTTCGATGTTCAGCGGGCTGCCATCGGCGCGGCGGCGGGACTGCATGATGGCGCGGGCCGCCTCGAAGTTGGCCGCGGTCAGCGGCAGGTTCGAGGCATAGGCCATGTGCCAGAAGCCGAAGCCGACGTTGCAGCGCATGTCGGCGCCGTAGACGTAGACGTTCTTCATGAAGACCGTGTCGCTGTCCCGCGGGTTCTCGAACGAGATCAGCTCCGGCTTCTTGCGGGACTGGAAGATCAGCGGCTTCAGGACCGACCGGGTGTCGAGAAGGTACCAGAACGGGTTCGCCCCGCCCGAGGCATCGACGTTCGACACCGCGACGACCGCCCCGGTCGCGTCGAACGACGGGTGGTCGGTGTCGAAGAAGTACTGCCCATCGAAGCACAACGTGGTGCGCCCCGCCTTCAAGAGGCCGAACGTCAGCACGTCGGGCTGTTGCGCGGCCTGCTCGCCCAGCAGCCGGAACCGCGGGCCCATGACGCCCAGCTTGTCGTCCTCGATCGCGTTGCGCGGGACCGAGACCGTGACCTCGAAGTCCTTGTTCAGGATCTGGTAGCCGCCCTGCTTCATGTCCTTCAGGACGCGGTCGCCGATCCATTCGCGCATCTGCGGGAAGTCGCCGAGCCAGCCGTAGGTCTCGGAAGCGTCCTGCGACGAGACCTCCATGGCGATCTTCTGGTACTGGCTCTGCGGCGCCATCGCGTCGTAGCCGGCCTGGTACTGGGTCTTGAAGCCGGTGTTCAGCGCGGTCAGCACTGCGGCGGTGATGACAGGCATCGATCAGGCCTCCGTCGACAGGGATTTGGCGTAGTCGGCCGGGTCGATGCCCAGCGAGTTGCAGGCCCAGACCTGCTCGGCGGTCAGCACCGCCGCGCCGGTCGCGGGCTTCGGCGCCGGATTGCCGGGGGCGGCAATCGCCGGCATCGCCGCGACCATCGCCTGGAACTTCTCGAGCCCGACCGCCTTGCAGGTCGCGACGTGGTACTCCTTCGACGCCGGGGCGATCTTGCCCGCTGCGACGGCGGCGTCGACGGCGGCGGTGATCGCGGCCTCCTGGCGCGCCTTCTCGTCGGTCTCGAACGCGGTGATCCGGTTCAGGGCCAGCTCGTGGTCCGCGCGCGGCACGAACTTCTCGGGGTCCGGGTGCGCGGCCGCGTTCAGCGCCTTCGCCTGCTCGGCCTTCAGGGCCGTGATCGCCACCACCACATCGGCGGCCGTGGCATTGGCCGCGAGGCCCAGGGCCTCGCAGATCGCCTTGTCCATCTGGACTGTCTCCTGTGTGTCTTCGGGGGTGTCGCCCGTGGAATTGAGCGCGGTCAGCTGCAGGTTCGGGCGATGGACCAGCGCGGCCGAGGTCAGCCGCACGATCTCGCGCGTCGCCCGGTCGAAGAGGAACGTGGGCGAGACGTAGCGGTACGCCTCGGCCGCCATCAGCGCGCGGCCGGCCACCGTCCAGTTCACGCGACCCCAGAGCGCGCCGTCCCGCACCTCGACCTGTTCGATCCAGCCCTGCGCCGGGGCGGGCTCGCCGGCCGGCCGGGTCTCGCTGGCATGGTCGATGTCGATCACGATCGGCTGCGCCTCGGCCGCGGTGCGCGCCGCCACCGCCGCCGGGTCCGACAGGCGCCAGCTGCGGCCGTCGCGGCCGGCGATCTCGGGCCCGGCCGGCGTCAGCTGGATCCAGTCCGGCACGCCGCCCGCGGCGGCGTTCAGGGCCAATCCGGCCAGATGGAGGATGTGCTGGGTCATCGTCATGGGCCGGAGATTGCCCCGCGCAGGGCGGGCGATCTCCCCGGACAGCTGTCCGGTGGCAGACGGGGGTTTCGGTGCGGCTGCGGGGGCGGATCGGGGGAGGAGTCACCGACCCCCGCACAGCCGCTGGGACGGCCGCTGAAAGCCCTCCCCATTCCGAGGCTACGACGCCCGCGAAAATCCGGCAAGGCCGGTCCTGACCCGTTTAAACCCCCTTCAAAAACGATCGTCGCCGCGTGGGGTCGGGGTCAGGGGCGTCCCGCGCTTGAAATGACCCCGATTGCAGCGCATATCGGGCTTGGGGCGCGCGCGAACGAGTGCTCGGCAACCAGTGTCGTGGGCGGGGTCTCGGCCGCCCGCGCGCCTCAATCCCGGATGATCCTGCCCTCGGGCTGCGAGGTGACGGTGCGCCAGCGCCCCGGGTCGGTGCGGTGGATCGTCCGGACCCACAGCTCGCGCCGGTCGGCCAGCACCTTGATCACCATCCGCCACGGGGCATCGCCCCGGGAATACAGCGTCAGCACCAGCCGGCCATCCTTGTCGCGGTGGGCCGTGGCTGGCCCGCCGCTGAACACCCCCTCGGCCAGCGCAGCCAGTGCCTCGGCCGTGACGGCCGTGTCCTTGCCGGCGACCTTGACACCGTAGGCGTCGGACATCTGCACGACCCTGGTGTCCGACCCGACCGCCGCCGCCAGCTCGCCGTCGATCACGGCAACCGGGACGGCGCCGCCGGCCTCGCCGCGCAGGACCCGCTCGGCGCGCCAGCTGGTGGCGATGTCCCGGACGATCACTCGGGCCAGCTCGGGCGCGGCCGCGTCCAGCTTGCCGGCCAGCATCTCCTCGGCCCGCTGCATCCGGTTGGCCCCCGGGTTGCCCACCCAGGCCGGATCGATGCCGCGCGGCACCATCCGGACCTCGCCCGTCCGCGGGTTGCGCCAGGGCCGCTCCTCGACCCGCGGCGCCTCGCGGATGCCCAGGCGTTCGGCCTCGGACCTCCCGATCTGGCGCACCCGGCACTTGCAGCCCCAGCCGTTCGGGGGGAACCACGTCTCCCAGAACGGATCGTCCGCCGGCAGGACCAGCCCGCGCTTGGCGGCGTGATCCGCCCGGTGCCGTTCCGAAGGCCCCAGCTCGTAGACCAGGTAAGGCCGCAGCTTCTTCGTGCGCTGGATCCGCTCCCACTGCCCGGCGGCGCGGGCCGAGCGCAGGTTGGCGTCGTAGATCGTCCTGAGCCGCCGGGGCGATCCCAGCTGCACCTCGCGCACCTCGCCGGTGTCGGGGTCGGTCATCGCCTGACGGCCCCACCAGCCCGCCGCGACCAGCTTCGGCTTCAGATCCTTCTTGAACTGCTCCAGCGTCCGGCCCTCGTCCAGCGCGCGCTGCACCTCGGCCCGGATGTCCTCCAGAACGTCCAGCTGCATCGCCTTCGCGACGGTGAAGGCGACCGCGTGTTCCTCGGGCTCGACATCCTCCCACGCGAACGACGGCTTCAGCGCCTTGTTCTTCAGGAACCGCGAGGCCTCTGGCGGCGGGCCTGGGTCGAAGCTGTATCCGGGGCGGTCGGGGAAGTCAGGCATCGGGCGGTCAGAGGCTATCCAAGAAGCCGATGACGACCTCGACAACGACGATCAGCAGAAGGGGGACTACGACCACCAGAAAAGCGCAGAGGAGCGGCGTGATGGGATGGGTCGCAGCGGCAGCCGTGTGAGCCACGCAGAGGTCAGTCATGATCATCTCCCATTGCACGCGCCTTGAAGGCGCCTTGCACCAGCGTGTCGATCAGCCGGGCCGAGGGCAGGGCGGACAGGCTGTCCAGCGCGCGCTTGACCTCCTCGAGACTGCCGGCGCCGCCGATCGCCGCCAGGATCGGGCGCAGCGTTTCGTCCATCACCGGCTCCCAGCCGTCGTCCATGCCCGCCTCGAGCGCGTCGAACGGGTCGGGCGCGGCGGCGTTCAGCGCGACGTCCTGCGAGTTCTTCGCGGGTGCGTCCTTCCCCGGTGCGGCCGGCACCGGCGCGCCGCCGATCACCTCGTCGCCGGCGTCGGGTTCCGAATAGCCCAGGCGCGCCCGGATCTCGGACGCGCGGATCCGGACCCCGGCCGCCGCCATCGCCGCGGTGTGGGTCAGCAGCAGGCCGGTATCCTCGGGCTCCGCGATCGCGATCTTCAGATGCGGATAGGCCGCCTGCGGCCCGAAGTTCAGATCAACGAACGGCCGCACCAGGTCGCGGTTCAGCGTGCCGGTCACCGCCCGGGCGTCCGCCTGGGCGATGTCCAGGCGCACCTCGTTATGGACCGTCGCCTGCGCCTGGGACGATCCGTCGTCCGAAGTCATGGTCTGGCCCAGCACCAGCTTCGACACCTGCTCGTCGATGTAGCGCAGCAGGTTCTCGAACACCGTCTCGCCGCGCCCGGCGCTGGCCTCCTGGAACTCGATCTGCATCGCCTGCGGCATCACCGCTGCGGCATCGGTGCCGATGTTCGCGACGGCCGAGAACAGCTTCTCGATGTCTTCGGGCGTGGCGTCCGGGCCGTACTTGCCCACCCTGATCGGCAGGCCGTAGGTCTCGACGAAGGACATCCAGTCCTTCAGGCCATAGGCCTTGCAGATCCAGCCGAAGGCGGCGATCCGCGCGACCCCGCCGCGGGCCATGTGGCCGGACTTGACCGACGACCGGTGCACGATGTGCTTCCAGGGCGTCAGCTCGACCCCGTACTGGCGGTCGGCCTCGTCCAGCAGGCGCAGCATCTGCCCGGTCTCGCGGTCGAAGGTCAGGAAGCGGCCGGGCACCCATTCGAAGCCGCGCGGCCGCCACGGGGTCGATGCCGTGTCCCAGATGATCTCGACGACGCTGAAGCCTTTGGCCACGGCGTCCAGACAGTCTTCGACCAGGGCGGACCAGCCGTCGTGTTCGGCGATGTGGGACTGGACTGCCTCCGCGATCTCCTGGTCCCGCTTGTCCTCGCTGGCCGGCTCGACGGTCGGCGTGACGCCCGAGACCGCCCGCTTTCGCACGCCCAGGACAGAGGCATAGTGCGGGTCGCGCTCCTCCATCTCCTCGGCCAGCTGGGCATAGGCGGTGATGTCGCCCTGGTCGGCGGCGCGCAGGATCGAGGCCAGCCGCGCCGGCGTCAGCCCCGCGGCGACACTCTGCGCCCAGACCTGCCGCACGCCGGTGACGCCGGCGGCGGCCTGCCGGACGGCCAGCGCCTTGCGCTCCACCGGGCGGCCGTAGGCGTCGAGCAGGCGGGGGGGCTGGGCCATGAGTTACCTCGGTTTGGTGGGCGGCACGGCGCCGCGATGCTGCCGCAGGGCGGCCCAGGTGCGGGCGCCGACCACGCCGTCGACGGGCAGGTGGACCTTCTTCTGGAACTGCCGCACCGCGCGGTCGGTCTGCGGCCCGAACTTGCCGTCGTCGGGGATCTCCAGCGCGCGCTGCAGGACCGCGACATCGGCACCGGTCGCACCCACCCGCAGCACGACGGGCGAGGCCGCGCCAGCGATCCGGCGATAGGCGGCCTCCATCCGGCCGGCATAGGTCGTGACCTGCCCGGGGCCGTTGTAGTGGCGGGCAAACGTCCGCCAGTCCTGGGCGCGCAGCGCCTTGTCCAGCCCCCAGCTCCGCACCAGCAGCGCGAAGGCGTTGATCTGGGCGGCCTCCGTCTCGGCCATGGCGCGCACCATCTGGTCGACGGTGAGATACCAGGTGTCGGCGACGTTGAACCCCATGATCTGCGGGCCGCCCCAGGACGTGGCACGCAGGGCGCCCTCGGGATCGGCCTGCCACGCTTCGCCGAAGGCCAGCTCACGGGCACCGAAGCTCAGCTTCAGGCTGTCGCGCCACATCGTCGTCGCCCCCGGCATGTGGTGCGGCTCGAACCGCCGGGTCAGTGACCCATCGGCGCGGAACGGCCGCCCGCCGCATTCCACCTCCCAGACCGCGCGGATCGTCTCGACCGTGGTGGTCAGCAGCCCCGCGGACCGGTCGAAGGCCGCTTCATCGGCCGGGATCGCGGCCCCGCGCCAGGGTACGTCGTTCATCGGTCGGGGTCCCGGCCGAAGACCTCCCGGTACGCCTGCCGGCTCGCCTCACGCCATGCCCGGCGCTTGGCCCATTCGCCAAACCAGGTTCCGAGCCCGTACGCAGCGGCGACGATGGCGATGATGATCGCAAACTCCATCCCCATCAGCTCCCCGGGTGCGCGGCGGCGCGCACCGCGCTGTCCTTGGCTTCGAGCAGCTTGCGCAGCGCCACCGTTCGCTCGGGGCCGGGCTGGACCACCGCGCAGAGCTGATCCGCCAGATCCGCGAAGGGTCGCGACACCCCCTGCAGATGCTCGGGCAGGTGCGTCCACGCGAACCATTTCAACATGCGTTCCTCGGGCATTTCAGGGCTCCTTTGTTGCTTCCGGAACGGGCAGCGCGGATGCGAGCACGGACCTGACATGCACATGCCGCAATCCGGGCAGGGAGTTTGCATCGCCACAGTCAACCCTCCTTGATGCTGCGTGTGGGGGTCAGGTCGAAGCCGACGGGGGGCTTCTCGTAAGGCAATGCGCGTCCCCAACGGTCAAGCAGCGTGGAATGAGTCGGCCGTTCGTCGACGGTGCACTGGGTTGCCGCGCGGCCCTCGTACCCGTTCCACCAGGTGCTTTCGCTCATCACCACACCCCCTTCTGTGCTGCAAATCCTGCGGTGGTCCTGATCGGCCGCTCCACCCCGTCGCGGCCGCCGTGGCGGGGGACGGGGCGATAGGCATAGGGCTGGTACTCGGTCTCGGCCGCGGCGACCGCCAGTGCGCCGGCCCAGAACCGGTCGGCATGGCCGTCCGTCTCGCCCTCGGCCACCAGGCGGCGGATCCCGGTCGGGCCGACGCGACTACGGATCGCGTGCAGGTCCGCGCGCAGCACCGGGTCGCCGGCGGGCACCAGCAGGCGGCGGTCCTGCATCGCCTCCTTCAGCCCGGTGGCAAGGTCCAGCTTGGTGCCGACGCCGAAGATCACGCCGTCCACCCGCGCCTCGCCGTGCCGGCGCTTGGCATCCTCGACGGGCTTCTCGCCCATGCCGGTCTGGTCCATGGCGCAGCGGACGACGCGATAGCGGCGGAACACGTCGTCCAGCAGCTCGTCCTGCCGCGCGAAGCTCAACCGCTTCTCGGCGATGATCTCGCGCGTCACCAGCCGGCCGTCATCGGCCTCGATCACCCAGATCACGAACAAATCGTTCCGGGCCGCGATGTCGACGCCCACGAAGCACGGCCCGCCGTTGTATCGCACCGGGTGACCAGCGAACGGGCTTTCGCAGGCCGAGATCAGCTCGTAATCCAGCCAGCTCGACGCCTCGTCCAGCCACTTCAGCTCGTATTCCTGCGCCCAGGCGTCCTCGTCCGCCATGCCCGCGCGCAGCTCGTCGACGTTCCGCGGGCAGCCTTCGGCCACCGCCTGGTAGATGTCGATCGCGTGGCGGGACCAGACGCTGTCCTCGCCGGTCATCAGCTCGAAGAACTTGTTGCCCTTGCCGTTGGGCGTCGAGATCACGCGCAGCTTCTGGCCGCCCTTCGAGATCACCGGGAACAGCGCCGTCCAGATCTCGCGCGACTTCGCATGGAACGCGAACTCGTCGAGGATCACGTTCGCCGAGAAACCGCGTGCGGTGTCGGGGTTCGCGGGAAGGGCGGTGATGCGCGACCCGCCCGGATACTTGACCTCCAGCATCTTGTAGATGGCATCCGGCCCCTTCTCCTGGGGCGCGCGGAACTCGCCCTCGGAATACTGCGGCGCACCGCCCTTCAACAGGGTGTTGTAGGCGCCGTAGAACGCGCGGGTGATAGGCTGGATCGCCTCGGCCATCGCCTCGGCCGCCTGCCGTTCGCCGCGGCTCAGGATCACCCAGCGCGACCGCCGCCCCGCGATCTCGGCCTGGATGCAATCGTCGACGCACTCGCCGCAGGTCGTGAAGGTCTTGCCGATCTGGCGCGACATCATCCCGATCTTGAAACGGGATTTGTCCTCCAGCCAGCGACGCTGGTAGGGGTAGAACTGAATTACCGGATCAGTATTCGCCATGGAACACGACCCTTCATTCATCCCCAACACACTCACGGCTGTCTTTACCGGCGTGGCAGCCGCCGCAGCGGTTTTTGCAGCAATCTTTCAGTGGCGGCAGACCGTGAACCTCGAAAGGACTAGCGGCCGACCCTCTCCGGTCTTCTCCTTGGGCAAGGTGGAAGATCGGTCCGGGAGAAAATTTACTGAGTTCCAAGTGATGGGCGTTGGATTGAATGAGCGCATTCCGCTGGCGCCCAACAGGATCCATGTGACGGGAATGCACCTCAACAGCCGGTGGCAGAAATCTCGAGGAATTTTGGTCAATCTCAACAAACCAGGAGGATGGCGATTTGTACCATTTCGCTCCGGCAGCCCCATCGCGATCCGAGGATCGAGTTATGCTACCTTCATTCTGGTCACCGAAAGGCGTCGTATCCCAAACCTGTTCTCCGGACAGAATCAGAGCATTACGGTGAACTACGTCTGGGAAGACGCGATGCATCAGCCGCGCTCTATTCGCGCCTACTTTTGAGGAGCCCTCAGACCTAGCTCGCGAAACGTACGTGACGCCCATTCTACACCTCCTCCACATGCCGGCGGATGCGGTCGGCGGCGGCCAGGAACAGCTCGGGCGACTTCTCGATCCCGACGAACCGCCGGCCGCTCGACAGGGCCGCGATGCCCGTGGTGCCGGAGCCCATGAACGGGTCCAGGATCGTGCCGCCGGGCGCGCAGATCGCGACCAGGTCCTGCATCAGTCCCACCGGCTTCTGGGTGATGTGGACGCGCTCCTTCGGCGAGGCGTGCGAGAAATGCCCGGGCAGGGGCGGCACGCCACGATCCGGCGGCATCCCGCCCTTCGATCCCCAGACCGCGTACTCGCAGCTCGACGCGAAGCGGCCGCGCTGGGGCCGGGCCGCGGGCTTGGCCCAGACGACGACGCCGCGCCAGACCCAGCCGCCGGCCTGCACATAGTCGGTGGTCACCGCCAGTTGGCGCCAGTCGGTGAAGGTCGCGATCACCCCGCCATCCCTGGTCAGGTCCAGCGCCTTGGCCGCCCATAGCGTGTTGAACAGGACGAAGCTCCGCTGGTCGCGCATATCGCCGCCGAAGTCCGGCAGCCGGCGGTTGCCACTGTCGGACTGGACATACTTCTCGGATGGGGGGCGGGCCCGGTCGCCGGCATGAATGCCGCCCGACGAATAGGGCGGATCGGTGATGACGGCATCGACCGGCCCAACCCGGTCGATCGTGGTCAGGACGTCGCCGCAGAACAGCGTCGCCGCGCCAATGGTAAGGGTGGTCAGCATCGCGAAGATCCTCATGCGAAACCCATGATTTCGCGGGCCTTCTGCGCCGCTTCCTTGTTTAGGTCGCCGGATGCGACCGCCGCGTCCAGACGCGCCGCCTGGGCGCGCCTCTCTTCCGCCACCAGCTTCTCGCGCAGGTCGGTGGAACGGATCAGGTTGTTCAACGCCGTCGTCAGGTCCTTCATGCCGCGCGGATCGGGCAGGTTGTCCGGATCGGACATCAGCATCTGCAGCCGCCACTGGATCGTGGTCAGCTGCTGGAACAGGGCCGAGGTCACATCGACCTCGCGCTGCAGGCTGGCCTCCTGAAGGAACGCGCGGATTTCCTCCTGCGCCACGGCCTGCGCCTCGGCGTACTGGCGGAAGTCCTGACCGAAGGCGTGGATCGCGCTCTTCTGGATCCGCAGTTCCAGACCCGCGTCCTCGAGCCGGAAGTTCAGGTCCTCCGCCAAGGCCTCATAGTCGGCAAAGCCGCGTGCGATCAGCTCGTCGCGCAGCCATCCCTTCAGTTCGGCCGGCAGCAGGTCGACCTTGCGGGGCGGGGGCATCTCAGCGCCTCGGCGCCGGGCGCTGGATCTCCGGGTGCGTGGTGACGCCTCGGGCGATCTCGACACCTTCCTGCGTGGCCACGGCCACCACGAAGTCGCCGTGGTCGGTGAGCGTCACGAAGCCGTTGTCCTTCAGCCAGACCAGCTCGGTCGTGACCTGCGACCGGCTTGACTGCAGCCCGAGCCCGGCCAGGACGTCGGTCAGGATCGACGCGTTGCTGGCGTACTCGGCGCAGTTCTGGAGGTGGCGCAGGATGGCAAGCCGCCGGTGGCGGCGGACCGTCTGTTCATAGCTCACCGCTTGCCCTCCAGCAGATGTTCCTCGTGGCGCGTCACCACACCCTCGACCCGGATCAGGATTTCCTTCTGGCCCGCGATCGTCTCGTTCATCCGGGCGAGTTCGCCGCTGATCTTCGCCATGGCGAGTTCCAGCGCGTGCAGTTCGGTCCGGCCGGGCAGTGCGTCGATGGCCTGCTCGACCTTCTGGGTCCGCCGGTCGAGCTGATCGACGCGATCGCCATGGGCCCGGAACCGGGCGTCGATGTCGCGGTGACGGCCGCCGAACCAGGCGACGATCATGGCGGCGATCGAGACCACGAACGTCGTGACCTTGATGACCATGTCGACGATGTCGAAGGTCATTCCGGGCACGACGGGAAACTGGAAATGCGCACGCGGGTCCCCGGGCTGTCAGCGGATCATTGTCCGCAACCTGCCATTGAGACCCCGGCCGCACGCCCTGGACAGCTGTCCGGTGGCGGCCCTTCCGCGCCCTGACCGGCGCGGCACCCTGACACTGCGTCAGGGATCGCTGTCTGTCAAAGGTCCGTGTCGAAGTCGAACAGCGGCAGCTGCCGCCGGTCCTTCGCGTCCTGCTGGGCCTTGTACCGACTGATCGCGCGGACCGTCAGCTCGCAGGCCAGGGCAGTCTGGGTCAGGCTGGCGCCTGCGGCCAGCATCCGCTTCGCCCGGGCGCGGCGCTCGCCGATGCCGCGCCCGGCGCCCATCGGCAGGTCAAGCCGTCCGTGGCCGAAATGGACGATCATCCGATGGGCGTCGATCTCGCCGATGATGTCGGCCAGCTTGCTGCCCGCGGCGCGCTTCGGGATCTCGATCTGTGTGCCGCCCCGCGCGGCGAGAAGGCGCAGCGCCTGCGCCTCCCCGATCACCTGCGCGATCTCGGCCGCCAGCCCGCTCAGCTCAGCCATCGACCTCGCCCCGCCGGCCGCGGGCCCGGCCGGTGCGCACGTCCGGCACGCTGGCATGCATGCAGGTGATGACCACCGCCCCGCTCAGCCGGTAGCGGATGCCGCCATGGACGACGCCGCAGGCACCCGCTTCAACGCCCCGTTCAACCGCCTTTTCCATTTCCCGCCGGTGGGCATCCACGTCGATCCCGACGTGGCGTTCCAGGTACCGCAGCAGCGCGTGGTCAGTGATGTGCGGGCGGGGTGTCATCGGCTGCCTCCTTCGAACGGCACGCCATCACGGTCGCACCAGGATTTCAGGGCCTCGATCACCGCCGCGATCTGGCGGTGGTCGCGCAGCATGTCGACGTCGGCCGGGACCGACGACCAGGACGCGCCGAAGCGGCGCCGGATGAAGGCGTTCAGGCCGGCCCGTCCGGGCTGGTCCAGCTTCCCCGCCCGACCCAGCGCGCCCCACAGCGCATGGACCAGTCTCAGGTCGGCCCGCGGCGCCTGCTCGTGTCGCCGCCCACTGCCGCGGGCCGTCGGGCGGAAGCCCAGGGATTTCAGCCGGTCCGCGACCTTCTGCAGCTCGGCCTCGGTCATGTCGGAAAGGCTGGCCTTGCCGGTCTCCGCCAGCTGCAGGTCGCGCCGCATGTCGGCGTCGAGCCCCAGCTCGCGGCACCCCACATGGATCAGCTTCTGCAGCCCGCGGTTGGTCACAGCGCGGCCAGGTCCAGCGGGATCGCGCGCTCCACCCCGGCCTTGTCGACCGTGTAGAACCGCAGATAGGTCCGGGTGGACTGGACGGTCAGCGCGTCGGCGATCGCCTTCATCGCCCGCTGCCAGGCGGCATCCTCGATCTGCAGCCGGCGCAGTCCCAGCACCCGCTGCGTGTCGATCCGCCCGGCCTTGTTCACCTGAAAGGCGTCGTTGACCAGCACCCGGATGTTGTCGTTCGCCCCCTCGCTCCACCGCTCGATGCAGCCGTCGATCAGCGCCTTGGCCATCTGCAGCTCGGGCCCGAAGGCCAGGTTCTTGGCGACCGAGACCTGCATCTTCAGCCGGCCATCGTAACTCCGGAAGGTGACGTTGCCTTCCCGGCCGCCGCGATGCGTCCCGTACTCCTGGGCGAGAAGATCCATGAACGCGCCGGCACGATCCAGGGCGGCCGACTTGAAGGCCGCCAGCGCTTCGTTCAACGACACCGCGCCACCCGCCAGCTGCCGGACCATCTCGTCCTCCAGCATGTGCTGCGGTTGCACCTTCGCGACGGGCACCAGCTTGCCGTCCGCCGCTTCCATGTAGCCCTCAGGGATGTCGGCCATCTGCCTCTCCTGTCTCAATCCGGGCCGTAAGCCCGGCGATGGTTTCAGCCTGGGCGATGACCGTCAGGGCCAGCGCCTCGATCTCGTCATAGGTGCACATCGTCAGGCCCCTCGGGCCGCCCCGGTCGATCCGGCGCAGCGCCGAGGCAACCCGCGCCTCGATCTGGTCAGGGGAGGGCGCGGTCACGGCCGCTCGCCCTTCTGTCGCCGGCGGGCGGTTCGCGCCGCGTGTTCCAGCTTCGCGATCGCCATCAGCGCCGGCTTCACCTCGGGCTCGGCCGCATCGAAGCCGATGTTCCACCGGCCGTTCAGGCGCGGCAGCATCGCTTGCGGGATGGCCTCCCAGTTCGACGGGTCGGTGTTCGTCTTGTCTCCGTCCAGGCACTTCAGGACCATGCCTGCCGGCACCGGGCCGTGCTGCTGCTCCCACATCCGCCGGTGCTTCATGACGTAACGACGGTTGAAGCCAGTATGGGGGTTGGTCTCGGCCACGCAGATCTCGACATAGCCGTCGACATTGACCCGCTCATGCCCGACCCCCTTGCCCCTGGCATTGTGCGGTTCCTGTCCCCGCTTGAACTGGGTCCGCGCGCTGTTCGGGTTCCAGTCCGTCTCGCGCCCCTTGTTCCAGGGCACGGTGCCGGCCGTGAAGCAGCCGTCGCGACCGGTCAGCCAGCCCTTGCGCTTGCAGAGCGAGGTCAGGTGCTGCTCCGTCACGTCGTACCGGAACCACCAGTCGCAGAACTGGCGGTGCAGCTCGCGGCGCGGCAGGTGCTTCCGCGCCTCGATCCAGGCCAGCTCCTGCGCCGACCATTCGATCGCCCGGCGCTTCATTTCTGCTGCCCGACCTGCGGCAGCATGGGCAGGATCTTGTCGCCATGGTCCGCGTAAAGCCGCGCGGCCTTCAGCGCCAGTTCGGCATTGCCCACGATCTGGTCGGCGATCGCCACGACGGCATCGGTGCGCCGCACCTCGACCTCGATCTGCTCGGGGCTCAGATCCTCGTTCGTCAGCCGCTCGAGCTGGGCGAACAGGTGATCGTTCAGGTCGGTCAGCTTGTTCTTCATCCTCGGGTGCCTTTCGGGTTGGCCGCCTGGGGCGGCTGGGCTTCGATGCGGGCTTCGAACCACCACATCATCAGGTGGCGGACGGTCGGACCGGGCACCGGGCCATACCAGGGCAGGACCAGCGCCCCGCCGAGGAACAGCGTCGTGGGGCCGCCCAGCACCAGCCGCCCGGTCGGCTGCAGAAGATCAGCCATCGTCCTTGTCCTTCCGGTTCCTGGGGCAGGTCCGGCACGCCCGGAACATCCGGACGCGCATGGCGTTGACGCCGGTCCATGTGCGTGAGCGCGCACGCCAGTCCTGGCAGGTCTGGGTCGGGATCGCACCGATCTCGGGGCACTCCACCACCGACCGCATCAGGACCCCGCGCACGCGCTCCTCCACCGCGGCCATGTCGCCGCGATAGGTCCCCCGCAGCACGGTCGAGACCAGCGAGGCCGAGCGTGACAGCCGCGTCGCGACCGCGTTCTGGCTGGTCTCGGCACAGGCCTCGGCCAGCGCGACGATCCAGTCCGGCGGCGTGTCGCCCCAGGCCTGCCGCACGGTCTCGCGCGGGCCACTCATCGGGCCGCTCATGCGCTCGGCTCCGGTACGTGCACCCAGCGACGGGTGTTGGGATCCCAGATCGCGCGCACCCGGCGTTCCTCGGGGGGGCGGGGACCGGTGTCGCGGATCAGCCGATAGCTGGCCGGCAGTCGCCCCGGGATCGCCTTGCGGATCACCCGCAGGTAGCCCCCGCGCATCAGCATGGCGCAGAACTGACGGGCGTCGTCCTCGCTGACCGCGGTCGCCTCGGTTGCGGCGTGCATCACCAGGTCGACGGGCGAGAACTGCCCGCCGGTGCGCGTCAGCACCTGCGCCGTCCGCCACATCGCCTCGGCCGGGGTGGAGGCCGGCCGCTCGACCACCACTGGGGTCTCGGCGACACGATACACAAACCGGCGGCGCTGCCCGACCGGCAGATAGGTCAGCATCCCGGCATGGCACCAGGCGCGCAGGGCGGGCCGCAGGACCTCCAGACGCAACTTCGACCGGGCCGCCAGCTCGTGGGCGGTGAACTGTCCCAGCTGGCGGGCATGCTCCCAGCCGATCGCGGCCTGGTCCTCGGCCGGCAGGTATCTGGGCAGGGTCATTGCAGCCCCCGCCGCGGGGCCGGCGCCTCGCCGGTGTAGAACTGTCGCGCATCCCAGTCCTGCGGACCCATGCTGGTCATACCGGCCAGCACGGCCGCCTCGCGGATCAGGTCCAGGTTGATGCACATCCGCCGGATCGACCCGCGGGACATCGCCAGCAGCTGCGCCCGCAGCGCCGGGTCGATCCGGATGCCCGGGCAGCGCATGGATTGCAGGATGTCCAGGTCGCGCTCGGTCCCCGGCTCGGCCGCGACCCAGCGCAGCATCCGGCCGTGCACCCGCTCCCACTTCATCAGCTTCTGCGGCAGCAGCTCCTCGCCGATCAGGATCACGGGGGCGAACGAACTCTCGTAGATGTCCCGGACCGTCTCGATCATGCCCTTCTGGACCAGCACGTCGGCCTCGTCGATCAGCAGCGGCGTCGACGTGATCGCAAGGTGTTCGGCGATGTGGTCCACCATCGCCGACATCGTGGCCGGCGCCGGGATCCCGAGGTCGATGCAGATCGCCTCGAGAAACCGCTTCCGGGTCCAGATGCTCTTCATCTGCACCAGGCACGCGCTCGCGGTGTTCGCGGCGTACAGCGCCGCGGTGGTCTTCCCGAAGCCGCTCGGACCATAGAACGTGCCCATGCCGGGCAGCCCCTGGCCGCGGTTCTGGACAGCCTTCAGCAGCCCCAAAAACGTCGCGACGTTCCGGATCGGTGCGATGCTGTTGTAAAGGGTGGTCTCGTCTGCCATTCTCTCCTCGCTGCCTGGCGCCGCCGCGGGTTAGGGCCCATGCGGCGGCGCTTCATCCATCCATCAGCCGAAAATCTCGGCCCCGTGGGTCTCCATCATCTGCCGGTAGGCCAGGTACTCGGGCTGGCCCTGATAGCCGGTCAGCCAGCGTTGCTGCTCGGGCCGGACTGCCTCGCCCTCGGCCAGACGCGCCTCCAGCTCCAGCGCGGCCCGGAACCGCTCCAGCCCCTCGTCCTCGGGGACCGCGCGGGCGGCACGCGCCTGCCCGAAGTCGGCGATCAGCGCTTCGTGCGCCGCCTCGGCCGCGGGGTCTGCGGCGGGCTTCGGCACCGGGCGCTTGCCGAACAGCGGTGCGACGACCTTGGCGGCAACCGGTTCGGCCGGCGGGGTCGTTGCGGCGTCCAGCATGTCGCCCAGCTCGACCGCCTTGAACCGCTTGTGCGCCTCGGCCGCGGCCTTCTCGGCCTTCATCCACTGCCGGCGGGCCTTGTTGTGGGCGCTGCCCTCGGCCACGTCGAAGTGGCCGGACTTGTCCTGGCAGTCGACCCGGCCCAGATACCGGCCGTCCAGCCCATAGACATGCAGCCCCGCCCACAGGTCGGCCGGGTCGAACCGCGCGATGACTTTCTTTCCGGCCACTTCGTGCAGCCACGGGCTCCAGTACTTGTTGCCCATGAAGCTGATCTGGCCGGTGGTCCGGTCTGCGCGGATGCCCTCGGCCCCCATCAGCCACAGCCGCTGCTGCTCGGCCGTGGCCTTCCGGATCGGCGTCGTGGCATAGGCCGCATCGAACGTCTCGGCGAGCGAGCGACCCCGCGCCGTGTCGGACCGACGCCCGGTCCTGGTGTTGTGTTCCTCGATCCCTTCCCCGACCACCCGCAGGAAGGTCTCCAGATCGATGGCGCGCGCGCCATAGTCCTCCGGCTTTGCGTCAGGGCGGTTGCCGGTATAGGCGCCGTCGAACCGCGGATCCTTGGCAATCGCGTCGGCCATGTCGCGGAACGTGCGCTCGATATGCTTCGACTGGCCGGAATAGGGCGTCGCCCAGTGGATCGTGACGCCCAGCGTGACCAGCACGCCCTGGATGTCGTCATCCTTGATCGTGAAGCGGTTCCGTGTCTCGGTCTGTCCGGTCAGCCACTTGTTCGCGAACTCGCGCCCGTTATCCAGAAGCACGTGCTGCGGGATCCCGAAGCGCTCGATCATGTCGCCAAGTGCCAGCCCGACAGTTGCCTTGTTCGGCGTGCGGTCGACGCGCCAGCTCAGGACGCGCCCCGAGAAAATGTCCTCGAACGCCACCATCTGCGGCCGGATGATCTCGCCGTCCGACCAGCGCACGAAAACGTCCCATTTGTGGAAGTCGGCGTTGACCGCCTCCATCGGCTCCAGCGCGCGCCGGTCCCGCGTCTGCGCCGGGTACATGCGCTTCAGCGCATCCAGCCCCTTGCGGGCATAGACCTGCGCCGGCTCGCTCACTTCCCGGTCGAGGCGCCGGCGCGCCGTGGTCTCGGTCAGCACCGACCAGCCGTTCTGCGCGGCTATCTTCACGGCCCGGCGATAGGCGGTCGAAAAGCTCGGCGCCGCAGGCCGAAGGTAGTCCGATTTCAGCACATCCATGAACTTCGGGTCGCACTCCGTCATCGTCGGTTTGCGCTCTGCCACTGCATGCCGGCCGACCAGGTACGCCAACCGGTCCTCGAGCCGGACGCCCTCGACCTGTGCCAGCCAGTTCCAGATCGACCGGGGCGACACGCTGTGCTGCCGCGCCACCATGTGCACCGCGAGGTGCCGGGTCGATCCGCCCGCCTCCATCGCCTCGACCGCCTGGATCGACGCCACCCGCAACTTCGCCCGCGCCCGCGCATCCTCCGACGCCCGCTCATAGGCCGCCCACGCGCCATCCCGATCCAGCACCGCCGGTGGCACCGGTGCCGCAGCCTCCATCGCCACGGCAGCGGCCCGGGCGATCAGCGCCCGCTGCGCCCGGGCGGGGAACAGCGTCCAGTGATACTCCCAGCCGCCGCCCCGCCCCGCCCGTCGCCGGGCCAGACCCGCTTGGCCGCGCCACCCCCAGGCCTTGAGATTTCTTTCGACCCCCTGCCGGGTGGCCGGCAGATCAGGCAAGTTCGCCGCAGCCAGCTCGTCGGCGGTCCACCATTCGCGGTCGGGGCGCGCGTCCATCACTGCGGACCCAGGTCGGCCAGCAGCTGGCGCAGTTCGGCCTCGGCTTCATCCACGAACGACCGCTTTGCCGCCATCGGCGCCCGGGACCACGCGGCCAGAAGCGCCTCGTGCGCCGCTGAAACCGGATCGCGCGGGGGCTTCGGACCCTTCAGCTGCGCGATGGCATCTGTGGCGGATTTCGCGCGGCCCTCTGCAAGAGCATCGATCACCGCGTACCGGTCCGGTGCCACCCGGATCCGCGCAATCGCCTGAAGGTCCTTCAGGGTGACGGGCTTGGGTGCACGGCGCAGCTGGTGGGCGTGGCCCGCGACGGCGTCGCCGGCCGCCATGATCTTGTTGACTTGGCGGACGGTGATCCCGCGCGCAGCCGCGATCGTGGATGCAAGGGAACCCGAGTGCTCTTGCATCCATCGGGCGGCGGCGCCCGCCCGTCCGCGAGCTGTCTCGGGGTGCATCTGCTGGTAAACGCGGCGCCGCGTGGCCAGGAAAACGGCCAGATCCAGCGGCGTCAGGTCGGCACCGGTGAGGTTCGCATCGGTTTCCAGCAGCGCCGCCTCGTCGTCGCGGCAGGTGACCAGGATGACCGGAATGGTTTCCTTCCCGAGCCGGCGCATTGCCTCAAGGCGGTGCGCGCCATCCAGCAGCACATCGCCCTTCTTGGTGCGCCGCACCAGGATGCGGGTGATGAACTCGACCTTGCCGATTGCTGCCATCAGGCTCTCGACGGCGTCCTCGGATACCGGGCGCAACCGCTGCTCGACCATGATCTGCGCGATCGACAACTGGGAGACAGTGGGCAGAAACTCAACCGTCATGGCCTGTTTCAGGCTCCTTCAACAGCGTGTAAAAGAACCGCCGCCGGCCCTCGCGGACCTCCTGGCGGCAGTCGATCTCGAAGCCGTGGGCGCGCAGTTCGGCGACCACCGAATTGACCGCGCAGATCCGCGCGCGCCGGCTCAGGTCCCAGGTGCTGATCTCGCCGCCCGCTGCCCTCAGCTCGCGCAGCGCACGGCGCAGGCGGGGGCTGGACAGGCGGGCGGCGTGCATCAGACGTGCCCCGGCTGGCTTTGCGTGCGGCAGGTCCCGCACATCCGGTGGTGCGGACCCTCGCTCTCGATCGTCACGCCGCAGCACAGGCAGGGCCGGCGCTTGACCACGCGTGGCTTCTCCTTGGCGCGCTCAGCCTGCATCGCCTTCCGCGCCTGATGCTCGTGGGGGAACAGACCCGTGATCTGCGTGCCGCCCTCGAATACGGCCCAGAAGACATCGTCGCTCCGGGCGACGGGTCGGACGTTCAGGACCCGCGCCGAACTGTGGCCCGCGCTCATGCCGGCACCCCGTCCGCATCGCCGGTCATTCCGCGCTCGATCAGGACGTCCTCGAAGAAGCCGAGCAGACCGCGCAGCTGCAGGTCCGCATAGGCAAGCAGCGCCCGGGTGACCATCTGGTCGAACCGCTCGCAGGCCGCGTCCCCACGCGGCGTGCCGGCATGTTCCGAGATCTCCCGGTCCGCGCTCAGGCACCCCTGCAGCGCGCTGGTGAAGTCGTGCCAGACCTCGACATCCGTCGGGGGTTGGCCCGTGTTGCGGTGCTGGTCGCGGTGCTGGTCCGCGTTGGCCATGTCACATCACTCCTGCGATGATGAAAAGGACGATCATCGTCACGGCCAGAAAGGCGCCGCCGATCGCGTCACCCAGCAGGCTGTCCTCGACCCGCCGGACCATCCGGCAGGCCGCAAACCAGGCGGCGGAGGGGGAGGAGAACCCCCGCCGCCTGGCCGCCCCGGCGGCGTCCCCACCCGCCGGGATCTCGATATCCGGATGCGCATCCGCGTCGCGGATCGGCCCGGGGGCCCGCGGCTGTCGCGGCTTCTCGGGTCCGATCTTGTAGACGCCAGGCTTGATGCCCAGGCACTTGGCCAGCTTGCGGCTGATCTTCTGCTGGCCGGTCTGCTCCCAATGGGCGGTCATGGCCCCGCCCTCAGTCGCGCGGAATAACGATGGCCATGAAGCCTGCCAGCGCCCCGGCCAGCGTCCAGACCATCGCCGCGCCGTCGTTGCCGCCCGTCGCATAGGTCGCGATGCCGACGCCAAGGGCTAAAACTGCCCCGACGGCGGTGACGATCCGCCAGACCTGGCCCTCGTCGGACGCCGGCAGCTTGCGGGTTTCGGGCAGTTTGCGGGCGGCAGGGCGTTTGCGCGGCATGTCGATCTCCATGAGCATGATGTCGTCGAATTCTGGGGTGGCGGTCATTTGCCGTTCCCCGCGCCCTGGGCCACGGCCTTGCGCAGCCCGATCAGGCCAAGGCCCAGGGCGATCAGCCCGGCGGGCGAGGTGCTGTCCGCGCCCAGCTCGACCGCGAGGATGCGGATGATCTCGGGCAGGTGCGGGATCTCGGGCCGGATCAGGCCCAGGATGCCGACGCCGATGGACAGGATGCCCGCCCAGAACGTCAGAGAGGTAAGACGGATGTACGACACGGGCGCTACACCTCCGGGTGCGGGTGGAACCGACCGCCAATCCGGTCGGAAAAATCGGCACGGCGCCGCGCGCGGCGCACTGCGGTGCCAAGGATCGCCAGGGCGGCCGCCAGCATCGCCGCCGGCCCCGGCAGCGGTGCCTTGGCGATCGGGGCGGCGGGGGCCGGCACGAAGGTCGCGGGCGACGGCGCCAGGACAGTCCCGCACGCGGCGGACGAGAGTGCGGTGCTGCCCCAGTCCAGATCGACCAGGACATCGCCGGACGGCAGCACGACCATGCCGCGCTCCGGGATCACCAGCGGGTCGAAGCAGCCCGGGCAGGTCACGCCCGAGGCGCCGGCCGAGCCCGCAGTGCCAGCGACCGCCACGACCAGCGCGATCCGGCGCAACCTGGGCACCAGCCGCCCGGTAAAGGTCCGGCCCCGGACCACCACCCGCGCCAGACCGCCCGGCAGGCGGCGGACCAGCGTGCCCTGGACCATCACGGTCCCGATGGTGACGGTCGCGATCATGCGGCGTCTCCGGTGTTCTGCTGCGATTGCGGGCGGGGGATGTCGGCGGGCCACTCAAGGTCCGCCGGCCAGGCCTCGGACAGCTTTCCGAGGAGACGCTGGTAGGTGCCAAAGCGAATATCGCGGCCGGGCTTGCGCAGGTGCCGGAAGAAGTCCCCCCGACCGAGCAGTCTCATCGAGATGGCCCAGTGGGTGACGCCCTCATGCTGCTCAAGGGCTGCTGACAGTCTCAGGAGGTGTTCTTGCGGCGTGCTCATGCGCCCACATAGCGCTCTAACGCCATTCACGTCAAGCGTTGTAACGCTACCTGTATTCCTTACTTTTCGGTTTGGCGCTCTAGCGCTAATGTTCCGGCATGCGTGATGTGCTGGATGCGATTGACCGTGCGTTGAAGGAGAAGGGGCTCAGCCGATCGGCGGTCTCGCAGCTGGCGACGGGCAACCCCGCTACGCTGAAGAACCTGCATGCCACCAAGGAAGATGATCGCCAGCGTCGGTCCACGCTCGACAATGTACGAAGCATCGCGGAATTTCTGGGGCTCGAGTTCTACGTTGGCCCGCCGCGGGTCGGTCAACTCGCGGAACAAGCAGCCAAGTTCTCGGTCGAGACCCCGCTCGACATCCGCTGGATCCCGCTCGACCCGCGCCAGGCGCAGGCCCTCGTGGCGCCGCCGCCGCTCGACCGCCTTGCGGTGCCGCGCAGCTGGCTCAAGGATCTCGGCATCGCGGCCAGCTCGGCCACGCTGGTCGTGGCGACTGACGACGCCATGGCGCCGGCCATAGGGCAGGGGGCAACCGCGGTCCTCGACACCTCCGACACGGCCATGGACGACACCGGCGCCATCCGTGCGGTGATGATCGGCGCCACGGTCAAGCTCCGCCGCCTCGAGCAAGGGCTGGACTGGATCATCGCCAGGCCCGACAATCCACGCGCGCCGATCGACAACATCCCCCGCCGCCACGCCGGCACCATCACCATCCTCGGCCGTGTGAGGGCCGTGATTTCAACAGTGGATTGAAGGACAAATTTATATGACCGATCCAGCCCCGCGCAGCCGACTGCGCCGCATCTTCCGGTACCTTGTCTGGGGCTTCGCGGCGTGGGGCCTCGCCATCACCGTGCTGGGGTTCGTCGCAGCTTTCTCGGAAGCCCCAACGGCAGCAGAACGGGCAGCCACGGCCGAAGCCAAGCGGGTCGCGGCTGAGCAGCGAGCTGTGAATGAAGCCGAAGCGAAACGTGCGGCTGATGCGGAAGCTGCGGCAAAGGCGGAAACAGAACGTCACGCCGCCGAAGCCGCAAAGGCCGAAGCCGCCAAGGTCGCCGCCGCTGAGGCCGAGAAGTGCCGGCAGGACCTGATGTGCCTTGCCGAAAAGCACCTGATCGAGGCTGGCTCGCGTTGCGCGCCAGAAATCGAAAGGCTCGCGCAATACACCGCGAAGTGGAACGACGGGATGTTCGAGCCGAAGTTCTCTCACTACCGCTGGAAAGACCAGAAGAACGGCGTAGTCACCTACATCGGTGGCAAGGTCGAGTTCCAGAATGGGTTCGGCGCGTGGTCGCCGATGGTCTATGAGTGTGACTTCAACACAGTTCTGGGGCTGCCGATGGAGGTAAGGGCCGAACCAGGACGGCTCTGAGGCCCAGAAATCTGTTGCATGTTGGCGCCGTCAAGGCCGCCGCCCAGAACGAACCCTTATTGCGCGATTTCAATGTCTTGCGCCGAACATGCAACAGAATTCCGAACTAGCAACGCCCGTTGCATGTTCGGCGCCCCCGAAGGACCGGGTTTCGGCCCATCAAGCCCCCCTCGAAACGCCGATTAAACGTGGTTTGAACGGCACTTGGCGGGTTTCCGCCGTCAACGCCGCCGCTACGCCCGCACAGCGCCCAAATGCACAGAAACCGCCGGTTTTCGTCCCACTGCAGTTTCAATCGATCGGCACGCCCAACCCAGCCCGCCACCCGCTATCCCACTGAAATCCCGTTGCATCCGGCAACTTCCCGTGTCATCCGTGGACTTCCGGGCTCTTGCAAGATTCTGTGGTAACGCTCACCCACGCTTGCCAAGCCGGGAGCCTGCCACTAGCAAGGAGCCACTGGAGCGGTGGCCGAGGGGTTTAAGGCAGTAGTCTTGAAAACTACCGTGCGCGAGAGCGTACCGTGGGTTCGAATCCCACCCGCTCCGCCACTTGCCCTCGCGAAAGCGTTCTCCCGATCCGGCTGCGGCCGGATTTTTCGTTGTTTTCGAGGGTTATGCGGGTGGGGCTGTTAACCTGCCCCGGTGCCAGGAGGGTCGATAGCGTTCTCTCCGGGCCGATATTCTCCGGACCTGATGACTGCGCGGATTTGGTGAATAGCTTGTAAAGTACTGAAAATAAACGGCATTCCGCAGGCATCGGTTAAAGACTTCGACGCCAGTGGCGACTGGTGACGCGACTGAAAGCGAACTCAGAAACACGGCGGAAGACAGTGCGCCGCCCCTGTAGCCCCCAGCTTCACGCAACGCCTTCCGCCATTGTTCAGTCACTCGCCGCGGCTTGACCTCTGATCTGTGCGTGGATCGTTTCGTGGATGCGCTGGCCGATTTCTGTCGTAGGCCTCGCAGGATCGGCGGGTGGTTTGACATTGAGAAGGCCACTGAACTGCTCGATCCAGTACGCCTCGAACATCTCGAGATCTGCTGGGATAACTTCGTCCTGCAAGACATATGCACGGATTTCATGCTCTATGCGCCAAGCATCTCGCACCCAGTCGTAGAGCGCGCCGGGCTCGCGGTCCAACGCCTTCGTGATGATCAGGTCGAGGCGTTTGCGGGCTGAGTACTCGGTCTGGCCGACGTAGCGGACACGCCCTTCGCCGGTGGAGTACAACCCGTAAATCTCGCCCATCGCCGCCTCCAGCCGGTCGCACCCAAGTTTTTTGCACATGCGGGGTTAACGATAAGCATTGGCGGCGCTATTGTATAGGTATGGAGGTTCGCTCTGGGGGTTACATGCTCCTGGCAAAACAGGCGGACTGGACGTAGCGCTTCGGCGCGACTCAAGGCCTCTTGCAGAGCCTCCTCGGAAACTGTTCGAAGGAGCTCTGCCATGTCGATGGCCTATGACGACTATATCTACTGTTCCCCCTTCCTGAACGTCGCCTCGCTCGACCACGCATTGGCGTGCCGCAGCGAGGACGGGGAGACGTTCGACATCCCCGACCCCCAGCCTTCTGCCGATGTTCAAATCGACCGCTCGCGGGCCTACGAGATGATCCACGGCGCGGTTGATCGCCTGCCGCCGCGCCAGCGCGAAGTGATCCGCGCGATCTTCTTCGCCGGCTGCACGGTCACTCAGACCGCCCGTCTCCTCAAGATCAGTGCGGCGGCCGTCGTCAAGCTGCGCGCCAAGGCGCTCAACCACCTGACGAGCATCCTCGCGCCTCTGCGCGAAGCGCTCTTCGCCTGATCCCCATTCCAGCCCTAACAGGAGAATGAAT